GGACCCCGCGGCATATCGATGGGTTCAAGAACAGTCGCTTCAATCATTAACGAATCATCATTCTCGATTGTTAATTCCTTCTGCTGCGATGATCTATGTTGCAACGACTCCTTGATTCTCAGATCAAAAAAGTGACCAATGTTCTGTGAAAACCAGCGGCTCTCGCAAAGCTCCTCGTAGTCATCAGATATATTCAGAACGAATGTCTCGCAAAGGCCGACAAATGTTCCAAATACAATCGGAAAGTGGTTACATCCAGAATCAGAAAGAGCACAGGAAATCAGAGCACCCACATAAGCTGCATTGTGCTTTGACTGTAGCTTTTCACGAATCTCATTTGATGTTTCTGCACTGACAGGAAGACCGGACGATCCGAATTCTCCTCGCATCCACTTCCATGGACTCAGTAACATGGTCGTCTTTCGGTGAATGGTTGTCTCGGTGCTATTAAAGAAGATTGTGTCGGGTGAGGCAATTGTTTGCACCATGCGTCTCATTCTGAGACCATAGTGGAAAGGGATGCGAAACTCTTCGATTTTGAACAGAGTTTCCAGACATGGGAAGAAGGGCTGAAGATTGCGGATACCCCAATGTTTCTGAGCCTGCTCGCGTAACCCCTGAAGGTTGAGATATTTCACGATTTCTATCGGGACGACACTTGTCCGAAGTTCAGATTGCTGTTGACGAGCCTTCGGCATCTTTGTGTCGAATACATACTGAAAAAAATATCCCCGAAACGTAAGATGAACTTTGATATCCAATATTTCGACATAAATGAGATTCGGAAACGGTGTGAGATGGACTCACACAAGTCCCCGATGATTGTTATTATTGGAAAGAAGGATACCGGAAAATCCTTCTTAGTAAGGGACATCCTATACCACACTCGAGATGCATATCCAATCGGTACGGTTATTTCTGGAACAGAAGTTGCAAACGAGTTCTTTCAGCACATGGTTCCTTCTAAGTTGATTCACGACAAGTATAAGCCTGAAATCATTCTGAGTACGATCAAGCGTCAGTTGGGAATCAAGCAGGCTCGCAACCAAGGGAAGACCAATCAAGATCCCCGTGCGTTTCTAATTCTTGACGACTGCCTTTACGATAATTCCTGGATCCAGCAGGATTCGACACGATATGTGTTCATGAACGGCCGCCACATTGACTTAACAACTATGATTACAATGCAGTATCCGCTTGGAGTCACACCCAATCTGCGTACAAACATCGATTTCATCTTCATTCTGCGTGAAACAATGATTGGAAATCGCAAGAGAATCTATGAGAACTACGCTGGAATGTTCCCGACATTCGACATGTTCTGTCAATTCATGGATAGCTGTACGAACAACTACGAATGTCTCGTGATCTGCAACGGGATTCAGTCGAATCGCCTTGAAGATCAAGTTTTTTGGTATAAGGCAAAGGATCATGAGGCATTTCAGCTCTGCGATCGTTCATTGTGGACTGACAATAAGCCGTTTTTCAGCACGATGCTCCAGCAGGGAGAATTTGATCCACGGGAAGCACGTGCAAAGAAGGGTCCTCAGCTATGGATAAAGAAGAGCGGAGAAGCTCAGTAAACTCACCAATCATATTGCGTGCAGACTCAATCTCATATTCGAAGGTAAGTTCAGGCAGATCATTAGGAATATTCGGTGATGTCAAAAGATATCTCTGTGCATCCTTTCCAAGGAAACATTGTTCGGGAAGAGAGGTATCCAGACTGTAGACGGGTGTTCCTAGGTAGATTGCATGGTATGCTCTGAGAGATTCAAATACTCCATAATTATCTGCATAATGGACATTCAATACCAATTTCGATCTCCGAATAAGTGAATCTCTTTCAGCTCCAAATACATCTTCGCGACAATATGCATTAAACGGCTTCAGCTTCGACTGTCTGTTCGCAGAATATGAGAATCCACCAAAGAAGAACGTATTGATGTCCCTAGAGACAACTCCAAACTGTTTCAAGTACTCTGGATTGAAGAAATATGGCATCCATAGACCGGTCCGCCAGATGTGTGATCGTATGATCTCGAGGTTTGCAGTACTGTAGTCTGCATATAACATCTTCGGATACTTGGCCAGGATATGTACTGTATGTTGTAGGTATTCTAGACGCGTTAGCTGTTCCAGATTCATTAGAACCCACAATTGATTTGAGGGAATCGTGTCTGGACATGGAAGGCCCGAATGAAAAAACAGATAGATACCAGGATCAGATGGCACTGATTCGAGTGTTGTCACTTCAACCGTATGACCTGCTTCACGAAGATACCATGACAGTGCAATGTAGTAGTCTCGTATGAATTTATCGACGAGTCGTATCTCTCGAACAATCCAGAACCTCATTGTATAGAATCCTTCACATAGCGTAAATTCAATGTAACGAGGGATCCAAACTGTGGGAATACAGCATCGAAGTATGGAGATGCATATTCGTGAAACATGTGCTGTATCTTGTACCAAAGTGAATCAACGAATACAAAGACGGCATACAGGAAGAACAAGCCCGTTGCGTACGAATCGATAAATGGTGCTAGTTTTGTATGCACTGGGAAGATAGGAAGACGCTCGTTCAGTAGAAAGACAACCCAGAACGATGTGAGTGCGATAATGACAATCTCAATTGAGATGTCTGCAAGTTTGTACTGCACAGTGTGCTTCTCCCACTCCGTATCGTTATTATGCGGTTGATAGTCATCGAATAAGTAGTAAAAAACATAGGACACAACTGCACCCAGGGCTGCATAGATTAATGCAAGGAGTGCAATGTTTAGAGAGATCGCAATTCCATCCAGCCACGTCATGTTGATTTTTGGGTACACGGTTTTTGCGTATGGCATTACTTACGACTGCGACGAGTTTTCCGAGAACGGCGCCTGCGTTTCCGCAACGTGCGTCCTCCCTCTATCAGGTTCCCCTCCACTGGCTTAACCAGGTTCCCCTTCTCGTCCCTCTTGAATGCCCTCACTGCATTGGTTGCACTTCCCGCGGGGGGTTTAGCAAACAGTCTGCGTGCAGACGCAGAACACACACGAAGACGCCATCCCTCCGGGTCTGTTTTTCCATTACTCGTCTCCCACTCTTTAGAAAACAAACTCCTTGCTATCCTACATGCCTTCTCCCATTGTTCAGCAGTGTATCGCTCCGGACGTGGGGGTATATCCTCCATTACTTACGACTGCGACGAGTTTTCCATGCCTTTCGGGCAGATATTACTCCCGCAGTACGCCTTCCGTCGGGTGAATAGGCACAGACGCCGCCATAAGTGCACTCACCGCATCGGGAGGAGCCGCCGCACCGCCAGTGTTCGCCCGATTCACGTCCGCACGTGCACGGTTCTCTTCCTTCTGCTTCTTGATCGCTGCCTCACGCTCTTCAACCGCAAACAGTTCAGCATTTGAGCGGTTCTCCTGGTACTTCCGCATGATCTCATTGAGGTCCTTCTCAGCATACTCTACCTCCGGCATCAGGTGCTCCGAGGGATCCCACGGCAGCCACGCACCGACCTTACCGATGTAGAGGCTGTCCTTCGGGTACTTACGACGCATCGCCTGGGCGAAGACCTGGGCCTCCTCCACCGTCGGGAACGAGCGACGGACCTTCACGCCACGCACATTCGTCTGGAACCCAACCTCATTATCGAACTGCTCCTGCAGGATCTTCTCGCCGCGGAGAAGGAATGTCTGATACTGCTCGTAGATATCCGTCTTCATGACGTCCTCGCGGTGCACCTTCTCAAAATTCTGGTGGTCCGCGAGAACATCGTCGATCTTCAGGCTGTACTTCTTGGCGATGAATGCAAGGAAGTGCTCCTGTCCCTTCATCTTCCAGTCAAAATCAAGCGTGCGAACAAACTTCTCGAGCATGAACATCTCCTTTGTCTTCAAGATCTTCTCCGGGCTGAGAAACGATAGAATGCAATACTTCTGGCTCGGAACCTCGGGATCCTCATCAAGGTAGTCAACATCCGTTCCGTCCGGTTCCTTCTTCGGGAGTTCAACACGCTTGCTCATTTTAATGGATAATGAACTTTCTGCGAAAGTAGTAGAGATGAAGAAGGACTTGATCGATCGATTTATTGGATCCGTCAATTGGAATATAGGGAATTTCTC